CCACTTGCAATAGATAAGCTTCAATCACTTATAATAGATGATAAAGTAAATCCCTCAGTAAAGCTCGGGGCTATTAACTCAATACTAGACAGAACAGGCTACCAAACAGTACATAAGGTAGAAGATGTAACAAAGACTAAAACAGATGAAGAATTACAAATAGAGTTAAACCATCTACTAAAGAATATAAGAACAACAGAACACTAGACAACTCACGCCTACACTTCACGCGCTCCGATAGAAAAAGTACCATTCGCACACACACACTCACGCACTCTAGCAAATTTTTTACGCGCCAACCCTCGCGCCAATTCGCGCCACCGTTCGCACATGCACATATTAATGTTTAGTAGCGTTTTTGAGGGCAACCCCACCCCCCAAAGCCGTCGCCGTTGTATATTACTATGGATCTCTCCGTACAGCGGTGGGGGTTTTTTGATATTAACATTTGTTAACGCTATTGACATGGGTATTGTCTTAGGTTAAGGTTGTTGTATGGCGGACAAAGCATGGAAACAACGAGAGCGGAAGGTCGCAGAGTTCTTTGGAGGTACAAGAACGCCACTTTCTGGGGGTAACGGTAAAGTAACGAGGGCAGATGTTATACATGACAGGCTGTTTATTGAATGTAAGCTGCGTGTGAAGCATAGTGCTGTTACTTTATGGGATGACACCAAAGCATTAGCGGACTTAGAGAATAAAACACCAGTGATTTGTCTGTGTGAGAAGAACCGTAAAGGGTTCTGGATTATGGTACATAGTGATGATCTGGAGAAGTTATGAACGATATAGAAAGAGCGCTTGAAATAGCAAGAGAATTGCAGTATCGTAAGGACACTAATCGTATGGCGCATTACGAACCGTACGAATATCAAAAAAAATTTCATAATACTATCGCCCAACAGCGACTATTAATGGCAGGAAACCGAATTGGAAAATCTTTTTGCGGAGCAATGGAAATGGCATTTCACCTTACAGGGCAATATCCTGATTGGTGGGAGGGAAGAAGATTTGATAGACCTATAAGGGCGTGGGCAGGTGGCGCGTCTAATGAAACAACGCGTGATATATGCCAGAAAGAGTTAGTTGGGCAACCAGATGATCCTACTGCTAGGGGTACTGGTAGTATTCCATTAAAATATATTGGAGAAACAGTTAGAAAAGCTGGTGTACCTAATGCAATGAACAGTCTTGTTATTAAACATATAACAGGAGGGTGGTCTAGGTTAGCTTTTAAAGCGTATGAAATGGGTAAAGAGAAATGGATGGGTGAAAGTCTGGATGTAATATGGCTGGATGAAGAACCACCACAATCTATTTACACTCAATCATTGACGCGTACTGCCGATAAGGGTGGAATGGTATATATGACGTTTACTCCTGAGAGCGGTATGACAGAAACGGTAGCGCAGTTTGTAAATGATCTCAGGGATGGTCAGGCGCTAATACAAGCTGGGTGGGATGATGCACCACATATGACAGAAAAGGTGCGAGAACAAATACTTTCTGCGTTACCTCCTCACGAAAGAAAGATGAGAGAACAAGGTATTCCTCAATTAGGTAGTGGTCTTGTCTTTCCTTTACCAGAATCACAAATGGTATGCGAACCTATAGAGATACCAGCGTATTGGCCACGCATTTGTGGTATAGATTTTGGGTGGGATCACCCTACAGCAGCTGCATGGATAGCTTGGGATAGAGATAGTGATACAATTTATATTTATGATAGCTATGCTATGTCGCAAGAAGCCGTACCAATACACGCAAGTTCTATTAAATCACGAGGTAACTGGATTCCTGTAATATGGCCAATGGATGGTAGGCAAGCAGATAAAGGATCTGGTAAATCATTGACAGAGCAATACAGGACTGAAGGCGTTAATATGACACGCGAACATTTTAGTAATCCACCACAACAAGGACAAAAAGAAGGCAGCGGTGGTAACTCTGTAGAAGCAGGTATACAGGAGATGTATACAAGGTTTATGACAAATAGATTGAAAATTTTTAATAATCAGAGTAAATTATTAGAAGAACTACGGATGTATCACCGTAAAGATGGCAAAATTGTGGCGAAACATGATGATGTTATATCTGCAATGCGTTATGCGGTCATGTCTGTAAGAAAAGCAAGAATAAAAGATTATGAGCCTGTCCAATTAGAATCGGATAGTAGCTTTAATGTATTTGCATAGGAAAGAAAATGGGCGGCATAGTAAAAGCAATATTCGGTGGTAGATCTAAAGCGCCAGCTGCACCAGCGGTAGTACAAGCGGCAGCACAACCAGCAGCACAAGCAACAATAACAGCAGCACCTACATCACAACCAACTAGTGGTTATGGTGGTAGAAGAAGCACAATTATGACTGGGGCTGCTGGAGCAGAAGGCGAAGCAAATATTTCAAGAACAGTATTAGGTGGTGGATCTAAAACTGAACGAAGAAAAATGATATGATTGAAGTCAGGACTGATGACGATATAAAACACGTTGCGTATAACTGGATTAAGACTAGAGCGCACATAAATAGACCGTTACAAGAAAGTGATAGACATATTGCTTTTTTAATGGATAATAGTATTAAGGCGTGTTTATTATTTTCTGACTATGATGGGCATAATATATTTGTTCATCTTGCAATGGACACACCAATATTGTGTCAGAGAAGATATATACGCATGATGTTTGATTATGCTTTTAATCAATGCAAATGCAACAGAATGACAGCAATGTGTGTTGATGGATATGAAAGAAACGAACGGTTGTTAAAAGGTGTAGGTTTTGTTAAAGAAGGAGTTATCAGACAGGCAATGCGTGTTGATAATGAATTTGTAGATGGAGCATTATACGGAATATTAAAAGGAGAGTGTAAATGGGTATGAAGGCAAAGGCAGAAATGCCACCACCAATAGATACTTCTGTAACAGATAGAACTGCTGAAAAAGAAGCGGCTCTTGCGCGTGAAGAAGAACGTATGCGTAAGGCTGGATCATTAGGCAGAAACTATAGCATTATGACAAGCGGCAAAGGCGTTACTGAAGAAGCAACTACTGGTAAAACTTTATTAACAACAACAGGTAAGTAATATGGCAGATATGTTAACTCCATACGATTATGTGAAAAAACGTATGAGTGCCATGTCTAGTTCTAGGGAAACTTGGGAAGATCATTGGCAAGAAATACTTGATTATGTAATGCCAAGAAAGGCTGATATAACTCTAGTACGTTCCAAGGGCGAAAAAAGAACAGAAGTTTTATTTGATAGTACAGCTATTACGGCAAACACATTATTATCAGCAAGTTTACAAGGCACTTTGACCTCTCCATCATTGCCTTGGTTTTCTATTAAATTGCGTGATAAAGGATTAAACGAACAAAGAGATGCACAGTTATGGCTAGAAGATACAGCCAGACGTATGTATGATGCGTTTAATGATGCTAATTTTAATACCGAAGTACACGAAATGTATTTGGATCTTACATCTATTGGTACAGGATGTTTGTTTGTTGAAGAAGATTCAAAAGGTTTTGATGAAGGTGGCATACATTTCAAGACACTTCACATCAATGAATACTACATACAAGAAAATGTAAATGGTTATGTTGATACTGTTTATCGTAAATATAAGATGACAGCACGACAAGCATTTCAAGAATTTGGCGAAGAAAATCTAGGAGAAAAAATACTAGAAGCAGTCAAACAAAAACCTGAAAAAGAATTTGTGTTTATCCATGCCGTTGAACCATCAGAAGATTACAAACGTGCAACAGGTAAAGTAGCTACCAAACTAAAATACCACAGTTGTCATGTTTGTGAAGCAGACCAAATGGTCGTGCGTACTGGTGGTTACAACGAGTTTCCTTACCTCGTTCCAAGATGGGCTAAAGCGACTGGCGAAATATACGGTCGTAGTCCATCTTATAACGCTCTACCAGATATTAAAACACTAAACAAAGCTGTAGAGATAGGACTAAAAGCATGGGCAAAAGCTATTGATCCACCGTTATTAGTACAAGATGATGGCGTTATTGGTCGTGTAAGAACTACACCAGCAGGAATAACAGTTATCAGAAATGATGGCGCGATCAAACCTTTACAGATAGGTAGCAACTGGCAAATTACAGACTTAAAAGAAACACAGTTGCGTACTGCTATTAGGCAGGCTTATTACTCAGATCAGTTGCAGTTACAAGAAGGGCCACAGATGACTGCTACTGAAGTGCAAGTTCGTTATGAACTGATGCAAAGACTACTTGGCCCAACACTAGGTAGATTCCAATCAGAGTTCCTAAACCCATTAATTGATAGAATTTTTGGCATTATGTTTAGAGCAGGGGCTTTACTCCCTCCCCCTGAAAACATACAGGAAAGCAAACTGGATATTGAATATGTTGGGCCATTAGCTAGATCTCAGCGCATGGAAGAAGCTAATGCTATAGATAGATTATACGCACTAGCTATGAACATTGCACAAGTCAATCCTAACGTCATGGAAATTATTAACCATGAGGAAGCTGTTAGAATGAGAGCTAAATTGTTAGGTGTTCCAAATAGTATCTTGGTTAGCAGAGAAGATCTGGAAGAAGCAAGACAGGCTCAAATGGAGCAACAACAAATGCAACAACAAATTATGATGCAACAGCAAGTAGCTCAAGCAACTCAACAGCAAGCCGAAGCAGCTAAAGCAGCAGCTGATCCAGACGCTCAAGCAATGATGCAACAAGCAGCGGCTCAACTAGAAGGTCTATAATGTCAACAGAAATAATGGAAGAAATGGATAGGGATCACTATGATCTTATTCAAAACTATAAGCAATGCTTTGATACTGACGCAGGTAAAAAAGTATTGGAAGATTTAAAAACTGCGTATGGGGATCGTTTAAGTTTTCAACCAGATCCTTATGGCACAGCTTTTAAAGAAGGGCAGCGTAGTGTTTATCTACGCATATTACGTTCAATACAAGAAAGGAAAGAATGATTATGTACCCAGAAGAACAGGCCGATATGGAAACTCAGACAACCCAAGACACAACAGTTCTTGGATCTGAAGGATATAGCGATAACCTAGATTGGAAATCATCATTACCAGAAGATCTAGCAAAAGATCCTACAATAGCACAATTTAAAGATGTGGAAAGTCTTGCTAAAACAGTTGTGCATCAACAAAAACAAATGGGCAATAGAATACCAATGCCTAAAACAGACGAGGAGTATAGTGAATTATACGGCAAACTAGGTAGACCAGATGAGCCTACAGGATATGAAATGAAAGTTCCTGAAGGTATGGATGCTTACTTTAATGAAAATCTTATGGGTGAGTTTAGAAATGTTGCTCACAAGATTGGATTAAGCCAAAACCAAGTCAATGCACTTATGGACTATCAAGCTAGTATGGTCAACGCTGAAATGGAAAATATGCCAGCAGTATTAGCAGCGCAGAAAGAACAAACTGAGAACGCTCTAAAACAGGAATGGGGTATTGACTACGATAAGAATATACGCGCTGCACAAAGAGCGTTGCAAGTATATGGAGATCCTGAAATAATGGAACTTATGAATACAGCTGCTGGGAACAATCCATCTGTTGTAAAACTATTTGCAAGACTAGGTGCAGAGGTAACAGAAGATATGACACAGAACACTCAGAACAATAATCTGGCTGTTTCAAGACTTGACGCACAAGATGAAATTTCACAAATATATGCAAATAGTAATCATCCTTATTTTAATGCAGGACACCCTGAGCATAGGGCTGCTGTAGAAAGAGTAAGGCAGTTGCATGAAAAAGTTTATGGAGCGTAATTAAGATTTGTAATCTAAATGTTCTATGTTATAATATGTTAACAATAGCAAGCCCTAACGGACAACTTGCACTGTGGGCATGATGCCTTAAAATCCGTTGGACAGTGCGTTAATCTGTAAGGTTTCCCTGATTTGCAGGACAAAAACCGTTTTACTTTTTTTAACTTAACAGGAGAACTATTATGTCAATAGAAATCACAACAGCTTTTGTAGAACAGTACAAAAGTAATGTGTTCCACTTGGCACAGCAAAAAGGTTCAAGATTAAGAGATACGGTTAGAACTGAAACGGTTGTTGGTAAATCGCATTTCTTTGAAAGAATCGGAACTGCTGCTGCTCAGAAAAGGACTTCACGTCATTCTGACACTCCAAGAATGGACACACCACACTCCAGACGTAAAGTAACTATGGACGATTACGACTGGGCAGACTTGATTGATAATGAGGATAAGGTACGTATGCTTATCTCACCTCAATCAGAATATGCAATGGCAGGCGCATGGGCTATGGGGCGTGCAATGGATGATGCAATTATTTCTGCTGCAACTGGCAACGCTTATGGCGGTGTTTCAGGTGGCACAACTGTTGCTTTACCAGCAGGTCAAAAAGTAGCACATGGTTCAAATGGCTTGAACTTGGATAAACTAATTGAAGCTAAAGAAATTTTAGATAGCAATGACGTTGATCCAGATGAAGCTAGATATTTAATTGCAACATCAAAACAAATGTCAGACTTGTTGGCGCTTGAAAAAGTTACATCAGCTGACTATGCAAGCATTAAAGCCCTAGTACAAGGTGAGATTAACACATTCTTAGGCTTTAACTTTGTCAGAACAGAAAGACTAGGCCTTGATGGGGATGGTAACAGACAGGCTCTTGCTTTCACACAATCTGGTTTAGGTCTTGCTGTAGGTAGTGATGTTAGCACTAGAATATCTGAACGTGCAGACAAAAACTATGCAACTCAAGTTTTCCTTTCAATGACTATCGGTGCTACTCGTATTGAGGACGAAAAAGTTGTTGAAATAGCTTGCGTAGAATCTTAATAGGAGGATAGCATGACAGTATATTCAGCACAAAAAACTCAGTGGAATCAAAACAATCCTTCTGAGAGAATCAAAACCAATGAACTCGCTGGTAGAGTTAGAATTGCTTATGCAACTTACGAAGCATCTGCACTAACAAATGGCGAAACTATTGAAATGTTTAACTTACCAAATGGCGCAAGAATTGTTGGTGGATCTTTAGCATATGATGCTCTAGGTACTTCAACAACTCTATCCGTTGGTTATGCTGCTCACACAGATTCAAGTGATGCAGCAGTATCAGCTTCAGCAGCCGCATTTAAAGCAGCAGCATCTTCAGCATCAGCAGGACTTGCAGATGTTTGTGCTACTATTGCTTTAAACTACGGTTTAGAAGTAGATGCAAACCAAGACGGTATGCCAGTAACAGTTACATTAGGTGGAGCAAACGCTACAGGTACAATCGTACTTACAATGCAATATGTAACAGACTAATATAACAGGGGGGTGTAAAAGCCCCCCAACTTAATAGGTGGGTAATGGCAACTGAAGTTTCTATATGCAGTAATGCACTTAGGCGTTTAGGTGATGATCCAATCACTAGCCTAACAGACGACACAGAAAGAGCAAGATTATGTAACGCGTTCTATCAAGATTCGCGTGATTTAGTTTTACGCTCACATCCTTGGAATTTTGCTATAACAAGAGCATCATTAGCACAACTTAGTGATACTCCTGCTTATGGTTATAATTATATGTACGCTTTACCTACTGATCCATATTGTCTGCGTGTGTTAGAAATGGAATACGCGGATTTTATATTTAAAATAGAAAATGACGCTACAAATGGCAGGGTGCTTGTAACAGATGAAAGCACTGCTAAAATATTATATATAGCAAGAATTACAAATCCTACATTATTTGATTCTATGTTTGTAGAAACATTAACATCAAAACTTGCTGCTGATTTAGCTTATCCAATAACAGGAAGCGTGCAGCTTCAAGGCCAAATGGAAAAAATGTATAGAGATAAATTATCTGAAGCCAGAAGTGTTGATGGAATGGAAGGATTTGTAGACGATCTTGTTTCAACAACATTTACGGACTTTAGAACATAATGGCAAGAGTACATCCTTTTCAATCAAATTTTACTGCTGGTGAATTAAGTCCTAAGTTGGCTGGTCAGATAGACTTTAAAAAGTATGGCAATGGAGTTGAAACACTAGAGAACATGACTGTATTCCCACAAGGAGGTGCGTCAAGAAGATATGGCACACGTTATGTTGGCCCAGTAAAAGATCACACAAAAACTACACGATTAATACCTTTTGAGTTTAATGATGAACAAACTTATATATTAGAGTTTGGCGATCAGTACATTCGTTTTTACAAAGACAATGGTATCATTACAGAATCAGACGTAACAATATCAGGGATAACACAAGCGGATCCAGCAGTTGTTACAGCAACAAGTCATGGCTATAGCAATGGTGATGAGATATTTATTACTAGTGTAGAAGGTATGATTGAAGTAAATGGCAAAAGGTTTTTAGTATCTAACGCAACAACTAACACGTTTGAAATACAAGATCTTAGTGGCACTGATATAGATAGCACAGGATATACTGCATATACATCAGGTGGTGTAGCAAATAGAGTTTATGAAATATCTACCAATATAACAGAATCAATCTTATACGAAATACAATACACACAGTCAGCAGACATTATGTATATTGTTCACGAAACATTTGATCCACAAAAATTAACAAGAACTGGACATACGTCATGGACAATTACGGATGAAGAATTTATTCATGGCCCATTTTTAGACGACAACACAAGTACTTTTACATTTGTTTCATCACATTCAACCGTTGGAACTGGTAGAACTCTTACAGCATCAGGGCTGTTTCCAGATGTTGGTGGACTAAGTGGTTTTCATACAGATGATGTAGGCAGACAAGTAAGATTAAATGATGGATATGGCATTATTACAGGGTACACATCTCCCACACAAGTTACTTGGGAAATAAAAGAAGATATAGGATCATCTTCTGCATCTACAGATTGGGCGTTAGGAGCGTGGTCAGAGCATACTGGCTATCCTAAAACAGTTACATTTTTTGAACAAAGATTAGTATTTGCAGGATCAACATATTTTCCACAAACAATATGGGCTTCACAATCAGGAATATATACAGACTTTGACACAGGAACATCTGCTGCCGCTGATGCTTTTATTTATACAATAGCAGCAAACAAAGTAAATGTTATTAGATGGTTAGCACCTGCAAGAGATTTAATAGTTGGTACAGCAGGCGGTGAATTTAAAGTAGGTAAGCCAGCAGGTGAGCCATTACAACCAGATAACGTAAACATAACACTGCAAACAACTTATGGTGGTTATGCAACAGAGCCAGTGCAGATTGGCAATGTGATCTTGTTTGTTCAAAAGCAAAGAAAGAAATTAAGAGAGTTTGCTTATAGGTTTGATGATGATGCGTATTCAGCCCCAGACATGACTATATTAGCAGAACATATTACAGGAGAAGGTATATACGATATAACTTATGCTCAAGAACCTGAGAGTATTTACTGGGCTGTCCGTGATGATGGTGTGTTGTTAGGTATGACTTACAAGCGTGAAGAAGATATTATAGCATGGCATAGACATATATTAGGTGGGCATATAAAACATGAAATAAATGCAGCTACAGCTATTACACCAAGTACAACAGATCCATTACAGAATGGCAATATAACTATTACAGCACACGGATATACAACAGGAGATGCGGTGGTATATGATGCTAATGGCAACACAGAAATATCAGGACTAACAGATGGTGATACTTATTATGTTTATGTTGTTGATGCTAATACAATAGAACTATCTCGTAGCTACAAGCAGGCATTGGACAGAACAATACATCAACTAAAAGCTGTAGGATCAGGCACTCATATATTTAAAAATCATGCTAAAGTAAAATCAGTTGCTTCTATAGCTAGTGATACAGAGAATGAAGTTTATGTTATTGTAGAAAGAATGGTCAATGGTTCACGAGTGCAATACATAGAATACTTAGATAAAACATTAAATATGGATAGTACGCTTAATGGTATAATAAATGGTACAACAGGTACAATAACTAACCTAGACCATTTAGAAGGTGAGAGCGTACAAATATTAGTAGGAGATGCTGTTTATCCAAATCAAACTGTTACAAACGGACAAATAACTGTTACATTACCATCAGCAAGTGGTTATCATAATGTAGAAATAGGATTAGGATATACGAGTAAAATAGTTACAATGAGGATAGAAGCAGGAGCATCAGCAGGTACAGCACAAAACAGACCAAAGAGATTTAATGAAGTTGCTGTTAGATTGCACAAAACTGTTGGTATTACTGTTAATGGAGATCAGATCCCATTTAGAACATCATCTACACCAGTAGGGGAAAATATACCAGAATTTACTGGCGATAAGAAGGTAACTAATTTAGGATGGGGTACAGAGGGGCAAATCACCATTGAACAAACACAACCTTTACCAATGACAGTTCTTGCAATAACTGGTACACTGGTAACAAGTGATTAGGAGTTAAAAATGTTTTTTGGATTATTCGGTTCATTAATAAACGCAGCATTTTCAATGGCAGCTGCACAACAGCAGATTCAAATGATGAAAGCTAATGCTGCTTGGCAGAAGTATGAATCACAATTAAATCACGAATATGAGAAACAAAAAAGATTAACAGAGCAGACAAAAACATTAAGTAAACAAAGAGCTGCTGCCGCTGCTTCTGGCGTTGTTGCTGGAACTGGTAGTAGTTTGATTACTATGCTGACTGACATGGAAGAATTTGAAAACGATATGTGGTTCTTAGAAAAAGGACTATGGGCTGAAACAAAAGCTAGAGATGCTGAGTTAGCAGGGCAAATTGCAGCAACAACTTATTCAGCAGGATCTAGTATAATAAGTGGGTTTGGTAAGGCTGTTGGTCAATATCAAGCACAACAGTCAATTTTATAGGGTGTAGTTATGGTTACTGTTCCAAGATATACAGGTTCATTAGGTAGAGATCCAATTAGAAGCGGAAGAACGCTAAAGACTGGTACAGCTGGCGCTGAAGCATTAATGCAACTTGGCAGCACATTGTCAAATGAATTGCTTGCTTACAATGAAAGAAAGATTGAAATAGAGAAGCAATTCAGAGAAACAGAGATTAAAAACAAAGGACTTCGTGCTTATGCTGATACTCAAACGGCTATTCTTTCGGCAGAAGATTATTTAAGAACACAATCAGATTACAAAACATTTGATGCAGAATATAAAAAAAGATGGAAAAGAAATACAGATAGGATTGTCAAAGATCATTTTACTAGCAATGGTGTATTTGATGAATACGCATTTAGACAGTATGAAGCTAATCATGGGAATTTAGCTTATGTTGATGGATTGCAAAAAGTAAATAATTTAATTAACGAAAGAAGAATTGCAGAAACAATAACATCTTTTGATACAGCAACAAAAGTAGGGCTTGAATCATTAGATAGATCAAAAACAAAACTTGAATTAACAACTAATTACAAAATCTTAACAGAAGAACTAAATGCTTACAATGGGATATTATCAGCAGATGCGGTCATTGAAACTAAAAATAATATTGAAGCTACTGCAAATAGAAAAATTCTTTTGCTTCAATCTGGGGGTGGTACTTTGCCAACAATGACAGATCCATTAGGAAACCAAAGAACTGATTGGGGGCTTATGTTTGATAATTTAAACAATAAAATTGGCGAGTACACAGATATTAATGGAAACGTATTAACTGTTGACAGTGATGCGTACCAAAGCACTTTAGATTTTTTAAAAGAGCAATCTGTGAATCAACAGTGGCGTATAGCAACTGAGATAGAAAGAAACAACAATGATCTTTTTAACACAAATTATAAAAAAGTTTTAAATGAGGGTTTAACAGTATCTGAAATTAACAAATTGTCTTTTTCAAAAGATGCAGAAGGAGTTAGATTAAAGCAGTCACTAGGCGATTTAGCTATGAATAAATATCAAGGGTTAATACCAAATGAATCAGATGTTGATATTTTTAGAGATGTTAGAAAAATGTCTTTGCAAAATAAAATAAAATCATTGCATGAAAAATCATACATTCCTTCTGCAAATAGTAAGTTCGCAAAAGATGAAGAATATAAAGAAGGAATGAGTATTTTAGACTTAGTAAACGAAGGCGCTATTAGTGAAAATGATTTAACAAGAATTTCTGGAATATTAGAAAGTCCAATGACAGCTAGAGAATTGCAAGATTTGGATAGGCTTATTGATAGGTTTATTCCTCAAGTTCAAGGGTTATTTAAAGACAAAGATTTAAGTACTGGGAGAAGGGTTTACGAATTTGAAACTTTAGTAGAGCAAGCTTATGAAGAAGGAAAGTATGTAAAGGAAATTCCTGCTTCAGAATTGCTAGATCCATTTAGTGATAATTTTATTATAACAGATGATTTGATAGATAAATACGCAATAAGCGTAAATAAACAAGCAGAAAATATTGCTAATATGTTTTCAAAAAATGTTACTGAAAAAAAACAAACCACATACACTGAAACAAATGGCCCTCAATGGGATGACGCTAACAAAGCAAAATTTAATAATGATTTTGATCTTTTTTACAATAGCGAAGAAGTGCAAGAGTGGATAAAAAACAATCCAGAACTTTTTGAACAAGAAGAAATGGATTTGATTTCAATAGATTCAAACACAATGATTAAAGACACTAAAACCATGAATGGCACAACATTTAATATATATTTAAATGAAACAGTTGATCCAAGGCCAAATCCAACAATTATGATTAAACCAAATGTATACAGAGATAATCCAGATTATTTGGCGTGGAATAAATTGTTTGAAAGAACTCATACCCCAGATGGAAAATTAAAATAATGGCTATAGATCCTTATCAATATATCTTTGAAGCAAGTGGCGCTTCTCAAGACAAAAATCTAATAAAGGAAATGGATAGGAAAAAGTTTATTTTAGGTAGGCTTTCAGGAGCAAATGATGAAGAAATACTTGGCATAAATAAAAAAGAAACTTTGATGGAGGAGGAGAGTAGGTCTTGGTGGAAAAAAACTTTAGAGGGTGTAGAAGATTGGGCAGTTGGAGAAGATGCTGATTGGGGTACATACTGGGAAAGAGGTTTAGGAAAATCTAATATTAATCTTTGGCTGCAAAGCAGGGAAGCTCAAGGGAAAAAAAGGTTTAGTGGTGGTATAGATTGGAGAAAGGCATACGCTCCAGAGCCAGAAGATACAGGGGCATTAGAAAGGGTTTTTGAATCTTTGGTTGCTTTGGGTGCTGATACACCTACATTTGTCGCAGGGGCAGTTCCTGCTGCTTTGGTTACTGGGGGGAGTCCTCTTGCAAGTGGGTTTGCAGCAGGTTTTGTAAATGATTCTATTAAGGGTATGTTTTTAGGGGCGTTACAAAGAGGTGATGTTGATACATTTGGGGAGTATTGGGATCAGTTTTTAAAACATGGCATAGAAGAAGGTTTAAAGGGTGGTTTAATTGCTGGAGGAATGACTGTTGCCCCTAATGTTTTGCCTATATTAAAACTCCCTGTAAATAAATTTACGGTTGCTGGATCAAGGTGGTCTGCTTTAACAGGTATTGGAGCAGCTGTAGAAGGAGAATTACCAACTAAAGAAACAATGGTCAACAATGCAATTTTATTAGGTGCATTTGGATTTTTTGATCCAAAAGCAAGAATGATGTTAGAAAACAGCGCTGTAAAAAACAAAGGTAATCCTTTGGAAATATTGAAAGATACGTTAGATGACAATCTTATGAAAGAGGAAGCTGGTAGTAAAAACATTAAAACCTTTTCTAAAGATAGAAAGATTGTAGAAGCGGAAGTTAGAAACTTAAAAGAAGAATTAGCAGAACTAAATAAACTAGAGCAAGATGCTTTGCCAACAGTAATTAAAAGCAAAAGTGCAGAGATTAAAAAAGTTGAAGGTGAAATAAAGACTTTAGAAAAGAACATATTAGAATCTACTACAGAATCAGCAAAAAAATTAAACGAAACACAATTAGAAATAAGAAGGCAAGATTTGAAAGATCTTGTTGAAGATACTGGAAGGTTTATTGAATCAAAAGATGTTGCTGCCTTTAAAAAAGAACAAGCAACTAGATCAAAAGAACAGCTTGCCGAACTGGAAAAACAGCAATCTAATATAATGATTGAACTTAATGAACTAAAGCAAAAGAAAAATAAAAACGAATTTTATGACGAAAAGAGATTAAAAAAGCTAAATAAAGACGCAAAAGATATTAAGCAACAGATTTCCAACACATCAAAACTTGTTAATAAAGAGAAACGAATTAAACAAATAGAAAAAGAATTAGAAAATAACGGTCAATATATAGAAAGAACATACGACAAAAACAAAGAATTTGGCAAGCATGAAAACGCAGATGTAAATTTTATATTGGGCAAGACTGAAATTGGTAAAATTAAATTAGATACAAAAGACATTCAATTATCTAAGTCTGCTATTGTAACAAGTTTATTAGATAGACTTTATCCCATAAAAGAAGCTGTGCAACAAGCTAGGGATAAAGGAATTGCCATGAGTTCTTTTGATTTTTATCAAAAAAGTAGAATACAAATGGGGAATATAGGGAAGGGGTTTCATTTTATAAAAAAAGGAACATTTGACTACAACACTTTAAAAATTAATGGCAAATCTTTTATGGAGATTTTTAAAGATGTAATTGACACTCCAAGAAAATACGAAGAATTTACAGCTTACGCAATAGCAAAAAGAGCTATGGAAAAATACAACCAAGGTATATCAACTGTTTACTCATTAACAAAATCAGATAGAACAAAGCTAAACAATGTTATAAAAAATTACAACAAACAATACTCTCAAGCATTTAAAGAAATGAATGAATATCAACAGAGAGTGTTAACTTATTTGCAAGATGCTGGTATATTGTCGCCAGAATTATATAGAACAATTTTAGATTTAAATAGGGATTATGTTCCTTTAAATAAAGTTTTGGATCTTTCCTTAACCACAGCCGCTAAAAAAACCGATACTGGGTTAGGAACGCTAGTTAGAAATCCATTGAAAGAAATGAAAGGCACAACAAAAGAATTGGCTGCGGCTGATCCTATAGAAACTATGCTTTTGAATACATTGCATTTTGTGCAAATTGCCGAAAAAAATGCAGTAAACAAAGGGTTTATTGAATTAGCTTTAAAATATCAACAAAGCAAAAACATTTCTAAATCAGAAAAGATTGGTAGTCTTTTTGATGAAGTTAAAGAAGTAAAATCATTAAAATCAACAAAACTTACACCAAAAGAAATTGATGCTTTGTTTGATAAAAAAACAAAAATTAGCGAAAGCGCTAAAGATGGTTTGACAATTTTAAGAAAGCAAGATGGATGGTTGAAGGAAAATCAAATTGCTTTTTATGAAAAAGGAAAATTGAAAATTTATGAAGTGCCACAAGAAATAGCAACAAGTTTAAAAGATGTTAGTAAATATCAAGCGGAATTGTTTTACAGAATGGCTGCCATTCCCACAAGACTTTTAAGGGCAGGTGCTACATTAGATCCTGAATTTATTGCAAAAAACTTTGGCAGAGATACATTTTTTGCCGCTGCATTTTCTCAAAATAATTTTATACCGTTTATTAGTTCTATGAGAGGTATGTTTCGTTTGTTGAAAGATAAAGTAAAAGGGGATGCTTTGTTTGCTGATTACATGAAATCAGGCGCTATGCAATCTACAATGATTTCTTTTGATAGAAGGTATTTTAGATCTGGAGAAATGCTTAATGAATTAACTGGAAGAAAATTGCATAATTACATAAACCCTAAAAATTGGTTAGAGGGATTAAGAGCAATTTCAGAAGTTTTTGAAAATGCGTCAAGACTAGAAGATTTTAGAATGACAGTTAAAAGACTTGAAAAAGAAAACTTAAAAAAACCAGATGCAGAAAAACTTACCCCTAGAGAAATTTTAGAATCAGCTGGCTTTGAAGCAAGAGAATTGACAATAGATTTTAGAAAAATGGGAACTGATATGGTGGGATTAAATATGCTTAATGCCTTTTTTAATGCTAGAGTTCAGGGTGCTTTAAAATTAAAAGAGGGGTTATTTGATCCTAAAAGAAGAAAAAAAGTTATATCACAAAGCGTAATGTGGATTACCGTGCCAACAATATTATTGTGGTACAAAAACAAAGATAGCGAAGTTTATAAAAACCTACCACAATGGCAAAAAGATTTAAATTGGATTATTATAACTAATGAAGGAACTCCAGATCAAGTGGTTTGGAGAATACCAAAACCATTTGAAATAGGTTGGTTGTTTGGTACATTCCCAGAAAAAATGTTGGACTGGGCTTATGACAAGGATAAAGATCTTTTCCCTGATGTAAAAGAATTTCTTGGTGACTATGGTATGTCTTTTTTACCAATACCAGAATTTATAAGACCGTTTATGGAAGATTCGCAAAATAGAAGTTTCTTTTTTGATAGACCAATAGTGCCATATAGTTTGGAAAGAGTTTTGCCTGAGTATCAAACAACAGAATACACTAGCCCAACAGCAACATTAATAGCTCAAGCTGCTGCTAAATTAAGAAATACTTTGGGTTGGGAAGAACTTGTTGGGCCAAGTTTGGATAGCCCTTTAAAAGTTCAAAATTATATTACTAGTTGGACTGGTGGTCTTGGAAAGTATGTGTTAGACGTTTTAGATTATTCTTTTAAAAAAGCTGGAATTTCAAAGCCGCCAGTAAAACCATGGTCAGATAATTGGGTTCAGAATTTATCAGAAATACCTATGGTTGGTGCATTTGTAGTTAGAAATCCTAGTGCTAGCGCAGAGCCAATACAAAAATTTTGGGAATTGTATAAACCTGTGGCTACTAAACAAGCTACTTTTGATATGTTAATGGAAGATAACAAGGCTCAAGAAGCCATGAAATTAGCAGGAGGTTTTGATTCTGATACGTTTTTGTTGCTTCAGACTGCCCCAATGTTAAAAGACTTAGGGGATGTTATAGATCTAATATATCAAAATGACGAGATTAGCCCTAATGACAAAAGACAATTAATAGATCAATTTTATATGAATATGATAGATATAACAAATAACGCTTTAAAAACAATAGAAGAAACAATAGAAGAATAAATGTGGACAAAAAACTGGTTTTTCAGTAAAATAAAACCTTATAGGAGCGGCAAATGACTATAACAACTACAACAATAAAGAACAGTTACTCAGGCAACGGTAGTAACACAGTGTTCG